AAACGCAGTTTTTGGGCGCTATCCGCATAACCAAGACCTAAGGATTTTTTAAATCCTGGTCGGTTAAAGGATACCATCTAGAAAGTGATTTTTTAGAACATTCAAAAATATCACAAGTATTTTTCATACTAATTTTATGTTTTAAGTAATATTTAACAGCCGATAATTTATAATCTTCAGTTTTGTGCTTCATTATTATAAATAAAAAATATATAAAAATAAAGATATTATTGTCTCATTTTAAATCTTCAAGGGTGTAAATCCATTTCAAACAACTATAGTCAATTAAAGGATAGTGCGATTCAAACCTAGAGTTCTAATTTTTCTACTTCTTTTGTTACACTATCTATTTGTTTTGCATTTTGTTCTTCCTTCTCTTTTTCCCTTTTTTCCCTTCTACGTAATCGAGCTAATTCATTTACATGTTCCCTATTAGCATCACGATAAGCTTTATTTTTTTTACGCCTTTTTTCCATATACTCAGCATCTTGTTTTTTCTTAGCATAATATTTTCGTTGATTACGCAATATATATTCCGGACACTTATTAACAGTCTCACTATTTATTTTATCATTTTCTACATTAACAGGTATTATATTATCGCAAATATCAGACATTTCCAATAAAGTATTAACTATTTTGTACTTTATATATTTAATCAATAATTTATTTAAAATGTTTAAACCAAAATAAAATAAATATTTCTATTATGTAAGTTGCATACTATATAATACCTGACATGAACGAGTATATCAGAGTTTTACGTTCCCAGAGAATACCTCATCATTCCGTATCTCTCAGTTATGACACCACCACTAACAAAAAAGTCTGCATCCCACCAACCGGTTGGCAGAAACTAATCTTTTCTAAATCCATATATAATCCCCGGCAAAATGCTATCATACAAATTACCGGTGCTGTAGCTGGTATCATTATAATCGATATAGATGGCCTAGACCATCCTACTAATAAGATGATTAGTGAGATTTGCCTTGCAACATGTTCCTTCTACAATCGCACCCGTAAAGGATACCACTTCTTCTATAAATATAATGACCGACTAGCACATTCCCATAATATTAAATATGCTGATTCTGCTGAGCCTAGTTTTACTAATTCTGGCATCGATATCCTTTCCAATGGCCGATGTGCCTATTACGGCTCCTATAAAATTGGCAACAAAGTAATCACCTATGATAATATCACATGCGAAGCCTTAGTAGATATACCTACTATACTAATGAAAGAACTAGATGCCATCATTGATAAATCTGGCAAATCTACTAGCACCCAACGCAAGACCAAGAAATACCCTAGCCATATCATCCGTCAGGAATTCCCAGACTATGTTTCCATTGACGCTGCAACCCTAGAATCCCTCATAGCATGTTTCCATAGCAAATGCTTTGAATCCTACGACCAATGGCTACGCATGGCTTTCATCATTAAGCAATCTAACCATTCACAAGCAGCACTCGCCTTATTCCATAAGTATTCCGCCAATGTACCTCAGTATTCCAATATTACAGTAGCTGAATGCGCCGCTAAATGGCATACTATCCCTTATGCACCAAGCTACGTTTTCCAAGAAACACTTTATCTAGCACGACGATGCAATCCTAAACTCTTCGCATCCATCAAACTACCATGGTTTAATTCTACCACCAAATCATATCAATCTACCGAATTCCACTCTCAATATCTAGACTATGACTACCTGCATCCCTTATATCAACAGAATAAGATTCTAGCAATTGCCAGCCCATATGGCACTGGTAAAACACAATTTCTATCCAAACTATTCTCATCCATGGCTATTAGCAACATACCAACCCGTATCTTATTTATTACAGCCCGGGTCAGCCTTTCTTATTCCACTCTCCAATCCTTTCCAACTTTCAACCATTACCAATTGTTAGAACATGTAGATGGTGCCACATTTACAAATACCAGCTTTTCCAAAATACAAAAACTTATTATACAACTTGATAGCCTTTATAAACTAGACACATGCCGTCGTAATCATAAACTATCTCTAGGCACTAATAATGAAACCATATTCACCCAGTTATTTCCTAATTACCAGGATAAAGCACCTATGCTTGATACCAAAAACAAATCACTTGCCACTTTTGATATCATCGCGCTAGATGAAATTGAATCACTTCTTTATCATCTCTCATTCCAAGAACTTGCTACACAATATATATTTAATGTCCTAACTACACTATGCAAATCCGCTAAGAAAATCATTGCATTAGATGGCGACTTATCTGACCGTGCATATACTTTCTTATCTAGTATACAAGAATCATCAAATAACCATAATCTAGTAGTTCTACAAAACACATACCAAACTACACCTAAACACTTTATCTTCTCTAACTGCCATAAGAAATTCGATGACCAACTAGATGCTGACCTTGCAGCTGGTAAAAACTGCATCCTTATTTGCATGACCCTGAAATCCAGTGAGCATTATTACAACAAATACAAAGATACATATTCCACTATTATCCATAACAGCATTCAAAATGATAAGCAAATCTTAGCCGATATTAATAATAAATGGAAAGTCCGTCTGGTGATATACACTAGCACTATTGAAAGTGGATGTGATTTCAATGAACCATGGTTTCACACATGCCATATTGTCCTTTCTAACATGGCTACCATTCCACGTGCCCTTATGCAAATGTGTAATCGAGTCCGGCATTTTGCGGAAACCAATGTCCATGTATTCACCAATGGTGTCACGTTCAATGAATTTGCAATACCCTACCAATATGATGAAGTCTGCATGAAGATGAGTAGATTATTAAATAAACCAGTAGAAGATTTTACTACACTAGATAAGATACTAGCCCATAATGAATGTGAAACTATGAACAAGCAGTATTTCATCGCTGTTTTTTGCGACTTACTACGTCGTATAGGCCATACCTATGAATACCGCAAAGTTGAAAAAGTCTCTAAACAAAGACTGACCACTAATATATATCATAACATCGCAGCCGCTGATTCCTTAACTTCTCAAGATGATTATAAAGGCATTGTTGAATTTATTAGAAAACCAACTATAACAGGCGTGGAAATGCGCACATGCTTCTTTGCTATTAAAAAGTATCTCATCTCTAAACTCTGGAACCTAGACATCGCGACAATTGACACGAATGATGTTCGCAGATTCTATCCTAAAATAAATAAACTCATTAATTACAAGTTCTTTATCCGATACATACAACAAGGCTCCACCACCTGGAAAAATGCCAAACTTGCCAAGAAAATACAACAAGTCCAAGCAATTCTAATGCTATTTGGAATCCGGCATCAAGATGACTTTGAATTTAGCATCGACTGTGGTGCCAATCCTACTGGCCGGAAAATTAACTCTAAACGGAATCCACTTATCAAATCCGCCCTGGAATATAAGACCATTACTGATATTTTGAAACCAATTCTGTTAAATCCAGAATTTCGCTATGTATTCGATTTAGGAAAGGCAGAACCTACTCTATCAGAACGGCAAATTCTAGAGACTATCAAGAAGGTTATAGCGCCTTTTGGATTTGTTCTAGAGGTTATTCGAAAAAATGTAAAGGTTAGTGAAAATGGTCATGAAAATGTAATACACATCAACGATTACCTTATAGACTTAGACATTGCTTTAATAGAATTATTTAATCAAGAAACACGTTATTATTATGACCAGATACAAGATGGAGAGCTGGATAAGTTTGTTGAACAAGAAGATGATTTTCTAATAGATGTGCAAGAACCAGACCAATATGAAGAATACGGTGATGCAGAAGATAATGATTTTGATGAAGTTGTATTTAGTGATGACGATGTAGAATATGACTAATTAATTATTAGCGATAAATTGGGCAGGTAGCCAAAAGTTCCAATAGTTATTTAAAGGTAAGAACGGACTTTTGGCTACCAACCCAAATGTCTATTTTTTTAGGGCTCGAAAAATCCTTATTTTCTATTTTTAACGTTTTACACCACTTTATATATTTTTTACATAGAAAATAATCCATAAATGCAAAAAGAAAATCATTTTATATTAGTATTTCACATTTTCACACTCATCGTAAAATCACAAAAAACACATAAATTAATCTTTAGTAGATGTAGCCTTATTTTGTAATTTTTAGAAAAGCACCCATTATTTTAGAATCCGCAATAAAAATCCTTAAATTTTCCTTATTTCCCATTTTACTTGGTTTCCGCCACTTTAACGTTATCCTACACAGAAACCAGGAAAATACCACATTAAAATAAGTATCTAGCCACATGTATTCTAGTCTCTAGTCGCTCATACCTAGCAAATACCATATTAGAACCAATCTCTAGCCATTTAGAATGGGTTTCCAGCACACGAGGCTCGTGAGAGCCGAACGGCGCGAACCGCCGTCGCTGTTACAGGGCCAGCTTTCTCAAACTAGGTATAAATAAAAATTGATTAACTTATTTCTAGATATGAGATATCATAATCCGGGTTAATATAAAATCCAGCGTAGCAATGGAATCACATCATCAAAGGATAAACAAGTTTCTAGAGGATATTAAAGAGAATAAGAATTATAAGAAATTGGATTTCCCACCTTATATATATGATGACCAAGAAGAAGTCTTGATAGGTAAGAAGATTATTGCGCAGAAAACAAAAATAACTTATATGCTAGATTGTGATATTGGTAAACACGCCACATTAACAAATAAAGAATACATTAAATCATTAAGTAATAAGACCTTAGTCATATCTCCTAACATACATTACCTTATAATTAAAGAGTTTTCTAGATTAAATATGTATTTGAATTTATCCAAGGCGGTAGATTTAGAATATCTAGAAATAACAGAATCACGCAAACTTTATTCTTATGGATATAATTTCAATTTCAACGAAATAAAAGCCTGGCCACCTAATCTCAAATATCTAATTCTTTCTAATTATAATTATCCTCTAGTTGGATTACCTGCTAGTTTAATTTATTTAGAAGTTCCAACTAATTATGACTATCCTCTAGAGAATCTACCTGCAGGATTAATTAGTATTAAATTTTCAACAAAATGTAAATTGAATTCACTGAATTTACTACCTCTAGGTCTTAAATCTATAGAATTTTGTAATTGGTTTTCATTTGATGGAGAATTAGATAATTTACCACCTGGTCTAGAAACATTAATAATGCAAACTAATGTTGAAAATTTATGTAATCTATGTGCACTACCATATGGCTTGCGATTCTTGATATTACGGAATTGGACATTTGAATATTCTCTAGAGAATATCCCATCTAGTTTAGAATATCTAGAAATACCAATTTATACTACTAATAAGGTAATTAAATATTTTGAAACAATTGAATTCCCAACAACACTAAAGAAATTATGCCTACTAACTTGTTCATCATACCCACATGAAGATGAAATTCATGGTGGAGATGATGATGACAATGGTAATAATAGTAGCGATAGTGATAATAGCAATAGCAGTTATGAAAATACATATTATGAAAAAATAGAAAAAATACAATCTAGAAGAGATAAAGTCATACGAACACTACAACAAAAATATCCAGAATTAATCATAACTACAAAACAAGGTGGTTTGTAATCTTTTTATGGGTGTGGTTGCATTATTTTATTTTTACTTATCAATCTTTAATACTTTTCCTAGTGCTTTCAGATTACCTTCCCGCATTATGAAAATATTACCGACTTCCAAATATTCCGGCCGGTACATAAATCGAAAGGTAATTACACCTTCATCATAAGAACGTAAATATTCCTTATCCATTGCGACTATCTGGACGCTCTGTGAAATACCACCACAATGCACTACAGGTTGATACTTATTAGTAATAGTACTGCTAGAATTACATATTTTTACTTTTGCTTGGAATTGAATCACACTATGAATATCCCCCAACAACCGCATCCCAGGACGAATCATGGAGCGTTTTAGCACATTGCGTCCAACCGATTTTACATTAAAACATCCCGAATATCCGGCTTTTAGGAAATCTACACTCTCTTGAAAATTATTATGTATTCCCTTAATAATTACTTTATAAAAGCTCGGATTGGTATCTTGTGGTATAGCAGTAATTATATTTGTATCTGCATCTCGCGTGTAGCCCGTTGCATTAGGACCAATATATAAAATATCATTTCGTTTTATTATACCTGAACGCATAATGCCACTTAAGACGATTCCTATGCCTTGTACTTGATAAGTACGACTAATTAGAAAATTAGCAGGTCGGGTTTCATCTTCCGTGTAATCAATAGATTTATTTAGACTTACTAGAAATTCTTTTACTTGGGCGATACCGGTTCCTGCAACATTACTAACAGGGAACAATGGAACTATATCATTTGATTTACCAAATCTGGCAATTAGCGACATCATTGAAATATCTGGACTAATAACTTCTACATTGAGATTCATTTTATTTTTATAGAAAGTTTTAATATACTCTAGATTGATTTCATAGATATTATGAGGTGTTGTATCAATCTTAGTATATATTATAAACATAGGAATCCGTAGTGAAAATGCCAGAGAGATATGTTCCCTGGTCATCATTTGTATACCAGAACCCGAATTTATTACAACTGCAACATAATCTAGAAAATTTGTAGCTAGTTGTTTTGCTGTGCATTTATAGTATTTCTCATGACCTGCTAAATCATTAAATTCAATTATTTTAGACGGCAAGCGCATATATTGTTGGGTTGTGGAAGAAGTCCTACCAGTCTCTTGTTCATGCTTATGACGTAATATAAAAGAACGCGCGTATCCACGCCCATTATCTAACACATCACGAGTAATTACACCTACAAAACTAGATTTACCAGCATCAACATTGCCACCAATACCAATGCGTATTTCAGGAACTTCATCTAGATGCTCT